AAGTTGGCAGCAGTAGTAGTGACTACCCTATTCCTCCTCTACCTATGGCTGTGGCTCCTGCTGATAAATCGGTGGGGGAAGACATAGTGGCTGCGATTCTTTTGGTTGTGTTTGCAGCGTTCATCCTGCCGCTTGGTGCAATGTTGTACCTCGATATCTTGGAAGCAAAGCATCAGGTCAATGTGCAATTGGAGAAAGTAGAGAAGCTCAGACGGCAAGTGGAACAGCAACAAAGGAAAGGTAACAAGGATGACTAAGCAGCTAGAAAAGAATTCAACATACGCAGCGTTTGACGCAGACGGCGACGGCGTTGTAACTGACGACGAGTTGGCCAAGAGCGAGCGCATGATGCAGATCGAAAACATGGACAAGCTGGCCGATCAGCAGCGTGTCATGGCTTGGGTCGCAATGGGCTTGCCATTCTTGATCATTGTCTTTTTGTGTGCTCCATACATAACTGACGCACGGGTTCAGATTGTGATGGGCTTGGCCACGACCTTTGCCGCAGCGATGGGCACCATTGTGGTGGCCTTTATGGCAGCCACTGCTTACATCAGAGGCAAGATGAGCGATGCTTAAGCTGGCGCTGGCTGCGGCCATGCTGGCTGCTGCCTTTGCCTCTGGCTTTGCTGTGCAGGGCTGGCGCAAGGATGCGCAGATCGCAGAGATTGAGGCAGCCAACTCGGCTGCTGTGGCTGCTGCCACTGCGCAGGCCATGGAAGACACCACCCAGATGCAAAGGAAGAAAGATGCTGCACTACAACAGGCAACCAAACGTGCGCAAGAGAATGCTGCTGCTGCTGCTGCTATTCGCGTTGAGCGCGACGGGCTGCGCAACCAGATCAACACCGCCACCAGTGCTTTGCCCACAGCTACCTGCGGCTCCGCAAGAAGCTACGCCGCCACCGCCGCAGACGTATTCGAGCAGTGTGCTACAGCTCTTGAAGAGCTGGCGGCAAAAGCTGATGGACACGCCTCTGACGCAAGAACCCTGACAAATGCTTGGCCAACAACTGAAAGGAAACCATGAACTTGACCGCTAATTTTTCCCTGCATGAACTGACAAAGTCAGAGACTGCCCTGCGCATGGGCTTTGATAACACGCCCGGTGAAGCCGAGACTGAAGCCCTGCGCCTGCTGTGCGAAAAGGTTTTGCAGCCGGTGCGCGACCACTACGGCAAAGGCGTAAAAGTCAATTCAGCTTTCCGTAGTACAGAATCCAACAGTGCCGTTGGGGGATCAAAAACAAGTGACCATTGCAAGGGCATGGCTGCTGACATTGAGATACCCGGCGTACCTAATGCAGAGTTGGCGCAGTGGATCATGGACAACCTTGATTACACACAGCTCATCCTTGAGTTCTACACACCCGGCATTCCTGACAGTGGCTGGTGCCATATTTCCTATGACCCAGCTAACCTCAAGAATCAAGAGCTGACAGCCACCAAGGTAGCAGGCAAGACAACCTACCTGCCGGGCTTGGTGGCTTGATTACTGAGCTGCGCCAAGCGCTTTGATGCGCAGGGTGTAGTTAGCTGTGTGCCTGATCCGCTTGACTTGGTCAATGCGTCCGATGGTGTCTTCGTTGGCCAAGCGTAGTTCTTTCAAAGCGGTCATGCGCTCACGCGCAGGCCGCTTGCCAGCTCTAGCTGTTTTGTCGGCCAGATCTTCGTAGGCATCTTGCCACTCATCCAACTGTTGATGCAATGAGAATGGCTCCTCTTTGCCGGGCACCAACAAAGCAAACCCAACTGGCTCAGCGCTGTCATCAGGTGGCTGCGCAATCTCGGCCAGCTCTGGCTTAACCCTGTCAACCAGCTCAGCGTCAATGATGTCTGGCTCGCTGGCCACAACTGGGATGGCCACAGGCTCAGGCTTGGTCACCGCGTCCAGCGGATTGCGCGGGGTGATGTCCTTGGCTGGCCGTGGCTTAGCCTCTTCGGGGTAGTCCTCTGCTTCTTCAGCGCTGATCAAGCCTCTCAGAACATCTGGGAAAGCATCCCGCAGCGCAAAGCCGCGAGCTCTCATCTGGAGCATGCGGTTTGGGTACTGAGTCCACGGGCCTTGCTTACCCCAAAGATTTGCTTTGACAGCATCTTTAACTGAAAACCTAGCAGTCACAGGCTTGCGGCCTTTGCGTGTTGCAATGCATACAGCTACAGCGTCAGATGTTCCTTCCTTTTCAAGGTATTCTTCAATATCTTCGCAGACAGAGCTGGCCTGCACCAGCGCCATCATGGCATCGCCGTAGACCGATGGTTTGCCATTGATCACCGCGATGTTTTGCAGGGCTTGCATGGGTGCCAGCCCAAGCTCCATACCCCATTGAACACAAACCAAGATATCGCCCGGCTTACCCATATATTTACTGGGAACCATGTTGCTGTTGGACAACATCTCGCAAAATGTCATGGCCTCGGTAAGGTTAGTTGGAGCAAAACTGCCCCTGTTAGTTGTGGCTAGCTGCATCACTCTTCACCTTCCAAATTTGCGCGCAAGGTTTCAAAAACAAGTGTGGCAATAGATTCAACAATTTTTCCAGCTTGGTCAATGCTCAAGTCTGGCATTGCCTCAAGGATTGCGACAGTTGCTATGGCGTGTGCGTTCTGCACTGCTTGCTGTTTAGTCATTTGACTGTCTCCTTGATTGTTAAATTTGATTGACGAATTGAATATGCTTCTTTGGCTGGTACTACCTTCTCGGCTTGGCTTTTGTAGGATCGGACTGGCCATTTAATTGTAAAATTGCCAACCTTCGCCACAGTAAATACCCCAATAAGGTCTTTTAGGCTTTGTTCAGTATCAGCTATGTTTTGCTCGGTAATTTTTAAAGTGAGCTTTGCATCTAAGATGCGCTGGGCAAGTTTTGTTGCAGACGCATCCAGCTCAATGACTTCTTCTTCAGCAGGATAAATGCCTCGACTCTCTGGCCAGCGCTCGCCGTCCGATGGCGGGTAGTAGTCAACAGACCCAGTCTCTTTCCAGTTCTCAAGCCGCAGCTGGAAATCAATCGTGACATCACGAATTCGATTAAGAGTGCCTTGGTGCGGTGCAAACAGGAAGAGTCGCAGTTCAGTGCCTTTGTACAAAACAGCAACACAACCCCACTTTGCTTTAACGATATCCATTTGAGCTTGAAGCTGGATGGGGCCTCGCCAGAGCGGGGGGATCTCTTCTGCGGCCATCGCAGTGAGCTTGGCTTCGATGACCCCCATGCCATCAAGCTGGATTGAGTCTTGGCCAATGACGTAGATGCCTGCCTCGGTATCAGTGGTGACCACTTGGCCAAGGCTGTAGGCTGACCCATCCAGACTGCAACACAGAGGCAGCTCATCATGGAAGAAAGCTTTATCGTGATCGGTGACCAAGTCAATTAGCTGCAAGCGCTTGGCAGCTTCAGCCAGGATAACGGGCTCTAGGGTATTTCCCCATGCCATGCTTTCGTTGCCTATGTCGGGGCGCTCCAAGCCCCGAAGTGCGTTGATGGAAAATTCAAGCTCATCATTCGGGGTCTGATATTTCGACAGACCCATGATTGATGGCAACCGAGATGCCGACATAATTGTGTCGGGCGTGACTTTGTTGACCATTTATAACTCCCATTATTTAGCTAGTTTGTAGACCCGGATCATTCGGGCGTGAGCAGAGGCATGCGTGGCATTGGTGATGCCGCAGACCTCAAATTGAGATGACTTGAAAACCGCACCGAAGACTGACGGGTGCAGGTTGGGTGGCAAGGTGACCTGTGCGCGAACGTCATTGATGCACACGGTGCCTTGTTGGCGGGCAACCGCTACGGCTAGTTGCCGACAGTGACTCAGGAACTCTGTGTCCCTGAGTTCAAACATGTCCAGCTGGCTGTCGCGCAGGGCTCGGCCAATGGCTGCTGATTGAGTGTTTGCCATGATCAAGCCACCCAGATGATGACGACCACGGCGACCACGGCAAGGCCATATATGGCCAGATCAAACGGGTACTGGACACGCTGGCGCTTGCTTAGAAGCGCCCTCTGAATGAGTATTTCGTCAGCGTCTGGATGCTGGCGCTGGGTGGGCACATAGGCACCACCGATCACCACTTTGCCCGTATTAAAGGGTCTTTTTCGCTCTAAATTACTTACACTACCGGTAGCGTGTGCCTCTGGATAATCACAATATGCATCGTGTAAAATGGATTTCGACCGAAGTCTTGCCATGATAGTACTCAACCCCACTGAAGCGCTACTACTAGGACAATTAAATTTAACTGTCCGTACATTTAAAGTTCTCATTTCCAATCCCTTCATCTGTTGTTTTTCAAAGAATACACAGGCCAAAGGTCAATGCGCGAGCTACCACTACAGGCAGCGCTCATTTGACTTTGGGGTTCAGCTTTTTGTAGACCGCTGTGGCCTCTACCTTCTTGTTGACAATGGCCAAGTCAGACCGGGCCTGTTCCATGTGCGATCTGGCTGCCATGATTCGCCAGATGTCGCTGCGTTCATCTTTGAAGCCGAGGTGCTCCAGCTTGGCTGAGAGCTCGCCAAAGATCTTGGCTGCCCACTTGATGTCACCGATGACCAGCACGGGCACGTCGAGCCTGCAATTCACGCCGCGACCGATGCGACCGAAGTACTTGGCCAGCTGTTTGCGCTCAAGGCCGCTGATGCTGTCCAGCGGTTTGACTGCGTCAAAACCTGTTTTTGTATTCATTTTGCACAAACCTTTGTAAACAGACGTTGGCCAATCAGGATTGCGTCTTTTGATGGGGAATGATTGCTTAGTTCTTCAGTATTCAATTCACCCCCCCCCCCCCGCATTCTGCGTAGTAAATTACTCACTTGTGAGGGATGCCATGTGGTGTTGCCGCGTGGTGTTGCTATGCCTCGGGCGGTGAGTGCTGTGGCGATATCGCGCAGAGTGGTTGCACCCGTCTTTTTTGTGATGTCGTTAAGAATTGGCTCTATGCGGTTGGCGTAGTCATCTGCTTTTTGCACGATGACTTTGATGCCGGCGACTGAGCCGATCTCTGGTGTTGGGCTGCCAAGCTTGACACCCTTGCGCTTGAGTGCTGCTAGGGCTTGGGTTGTGCGCTCAGAGATGACACGGGCCTCATGCTCTGCCATGACAGACATCATCTGCATGAAAGTACGGTTGGCTTCTGGCATGTCTGCGCAGACAAAATTGACTTTGCCGTTGAGCAGTGTGGCGATGAACTGGACATCACGGGCGAGCCGGTCAAGCTTGGCGACCACCAGCGTGGCTTTTTGCTTCTTGCACAAATCAAGCGCTGCTTGTAGGCTTGGGCGGTCTTTGAGTCTTTTACGGGTGCCAGATTCGATCTCGGTAAACTCGCCGATGATTGACCATTTGCCGCCATTGAGAAATGTATTGACCAGATCGCGCTGGGCGGCCAGTCCAAGGCCAGATACGCCTTGCTTGTCTGTAGAGACTCGGTAGTAGGCTATGAATTTGCCTGTGTGGGGGGTCATGTAGAACTCCAGTTTCTCGGTGGTTCGGGGTAGTGCTATCAGATTGATATCACTTGCCGCTATTCTAGTACAGAACCCATCTGTCGTGTAAACCCCCCTTTCTGTATTATTTTCTAAGTGCTTTCCCTATGTTTATGATACATGTACAGAATTCAATTGGTATGATTGCTATCTGTTTGCAATCACACACAAAAGACCATGTACAAACCACAGAAAGAAGCCAAGGCGGCAATCTTCATCAGACTGCGGCCTAAGACCAGAGACTTGCTTGACGACGCATGTGAGGCGCAGCAGCGCAGCCGCTCGACACTGGTTGACCAGATCTTGGAAGAGGTGCTGACAACGCACTACTCGGACATCAACTCGCGCTTGAACAACATGATCGGCAAAGCATGACTGCCGAGCAAGCACACAAGCTGCTTGACAGGGTGCGAGATGGCCAGCTGGTGCCGCCTTACATGATTGAGCTGGCGCTGGTGGCTACAGGCGACAAGGATGCGGAGTTCAGCCATGAATGAAACGATCCTGGCCCTAGATCTGGGCACCACCACAGGCTGGGCATGCAGGCCCAATGACGGCTCCATAGTTCACGGCTGGGCAAGCTTCAAGCCCGGGCGGTACGAAGGTGGCGGCATGCGTTACCTGCGCTTTAAGCAGTGGCTGAATGAGCTCAAAGGCACGGTCGGCGACATCCAAGCGGTTTACTTTGAGGAAGTGCGCAGGCATGCCAGCACCGACTCAGCGCATGTCTACGGCGGTCTGATGGCCACCCTCACCTACTGGTGCGAACTGCACAAGATCCCTTACCAAGGTGTGCCGGTGGGCACCATCAAGAAGCATGCGACCGGCAAGGGCAACGCCGGCAAGCAGGACATGGTCGTGGCCATGCAGCTGCGTGGCCATCCAGTCACAGACGACAACGAAGCAGACGCGCTCGCCCTCCTCCATTGGTCGCTGGAGAAACACACATGAAAAAAGAGCTATTAGCCATCCTGATAAAGCAAAGAGCTGAAGAACTCTTGCTGAAGCATGAGCATCAATTGCTGATGCTCAATTTCAGAGTATTGCAAAAGAAAGTTAAAAAACTGGAGAAGCGCAAATGATGAGTTTTCTTATTTGCGTTGCGCTCATGTTCTTGGGCTCATTCATCACGCTGCTGGCTCTGTGGGCCTTGCTCAAGTTCTTGGAGATCAAGTGATGCACATCAGCTACGTCAAGTTGTACCGCGACGACGAAGGCACCGTGCGAGACACGCAAGAAGCCAACGGTGAGATCCGCAACCTGCACTACCAGATTGATTTGCTCAAACACGCGCTTGAGCGGGAGATGAACACGGTGGCTGACCTGCATGAGTTGCTGAACTCAGTGCGCAGGATTGCGTTTGAGCTAAACGAAGAGATATTGAAGGACACCCATGCCAAGACCCAAGAGTGAGATTACCGGCAAGCAGATCAGCATCGCGGTGCGGGTCACTGCAAGCCAGAAGCAAGCCTTCAAGGACATAGGCGGTGCCACTTGGCTGCGCAAGCAGCTCACAGCTGAGCTTGAGCGGCGCTGGCAAGCACAGCAGCCAAGCATTGGCCAAAAGATTATCAGCCGTGTCTTCGGCAGATGAGCTCACCTGCCACAGCTGCGGCAAGGTGCACCCAGATGCCAAGCTCATCACGCTGCCTGACGGCACCAGCGTGGGCAGCTACAGCGAAGCCTACCG